TAGCTTCAGCGATGATTTGACACCGGCCACATTCGACGGCGGGGCTGGTGCGGCACTTTGCAACCGTTGCTGCTGTTGCGGTATTCCGCCCAAGTCAATCTCCTATCGCCACGGCCTGACGGCCCCGGTAGTCGTTGGTCTCGTAGTTCATCACGTTGTAATCCATATCAGCCACCGCTTGCTGGCGGTATACCTCGTTGCTTTTGTTGACCAGCTTTGGAAACAATTCGGTAAACCCCCAGACCATAGCATCAACCCGGTCGGGTGATCCATCGCCTTCGTAACCGGACGCCGTGATCTGGCACATCTGGCTTTCAAGCTGCGGAAACGTGCCAACATGGTGGATGCGGCCAAGAGCGTACAGGGCGCTAATAGGCTCTGCCCTGACGTGCTTGCCCCGTGTCGCGTGTACCTCAATGATGTTGATGCCGGGGCGGACGCTGTTTAGAACGTGGCGGCACATATCGCCGCCTTGGTTCTTCTCAATCACGATCCCGTCAGCATCATATCGGTCGTACATGGCAACGGCCCGCCGCGCCCATCGTTCCGGTGTGCCGCGTGTTGAGCCGTCTTCCAGCACATAGCCGTGGCCGGATTGGCTGGACGCCACCGCCACGACACCGTGGCTATCCGAATGTTCGTGGCTTGATACCGCCGGGTCAACAGCTATCAGGATGCGCGACAGATCGTTGGGCACCTCACGCTCACGCCCTTCGTTAATGTCTCGCATTGTCCAGATCGCGCCGACCGCTTGCGGCTCGTAGTCGCCTTCCCAGATATGGCTGTATCGGTCGGGCCGCATACGATGGTCGAGCGCACGTTCTGCCTCCAGTTCCTTTGGGAACCACGGATTGCTGTCGTAATTGACCTGCACCACCGCCGCGCCTTCTGGCACGTTGTCGCCGCGCAGGAACTTATCAACCGCATCGAGACGGTTGCGCGGGTTCCAGCTGAAGTACATCTGCGATCCGGGCGAGCGAATGGTCGGTCGCAGTAGCTCCAGCGACTTAGCCGACAGCGTTTGCGCCTCTTCAACCCACGCAATGCGGAAACCTTCTAGCGATTTAATACTTTCCGCCGTGTGGTCCTGCATCCCCATAAATATAACCACACCGCCCTGCGCCGTCTCGATCCGGTCGTGCATAACCCTGAAGCGGTCGGCAACACCGAGAGCGGTGATTTTGTCGCCTATCAGCCGATATGCCGACTCACGCAGGGATTTCTGGACTTCACGGATGCAAACGGCGCGGATGGTCGGGTCTTCGATCATCCTGTCCACGATGCGCTCCGCAAAATGGTGCGACTTACCAGACCCACGGCCACCGTGTGCGCCGAGGTAGCGCAAATCCGGCTGAAACAGGGGCCGAAATGCCTTAGGCGTCGGTATCGTTAATTTTGCCATCAACAAAAACCCGTTCGATTGTTTCGATCTTGCCGCTATGTTCGATCTCGCTCTTTTCCTTCCAGCCCATCTGCGTCTTGGCCCAGAGAGTCGCTGCCGTCATATTTCCCGCTAGGGCCGCGTTATAGATTACGCCGCCCATTCGGACGTTAGCCTTGATCTTTGAGGTTGCCAGTTCCCTAGGGAAGTGCTTGCGGAGGGTCTTGTCGTCAATCCCGTTGTCGCCAATGCACAGCGCAATGCCTTCATGCGGTATGCCTACGGCGCACATAAGGCTGACCGTCTTTCGGTCATCCTCGGTCGGCTTGTAGGTTGGCCTTCCGTTGGGTTTTCCTGTTGCTTTACGAGGCATCGGCCAATAGAGGGGAAAAACCCTCCCTTTTTCTGTCGAATTTTGTTCTGTCAGATTCAAGCATAGCATCTTTCCCGGTAAATTCACACCAGCGTTTCGGTCAGTTAGTAGTTCTTGAAGGCGTTCAGGGCGTACCAAACTAAGCTATTCCGATAACCACCCGGATGGGTTGGCACTATGGGGGTGACGCCGTGCATATTCCTCCAAGCTGGGTATACTAGCATAGAATTGTCTGCGCTATTGAAAGTAGTGCCGTAATCTGGAACGAATAGGTTTCCGCCCTTGGCGTTTCTACGCTTTGTAATAATTACGTTGACAGCACCCCGAACATTCAAATTGTCTTGATGCACCCCACAGGCAATGTTGCAATTGCTAATACTACTCGTAAACAATTTTGCAAAACGCCACTTTTCGGGTACTTGTTTTTCAACAGAATCGCGGTGGGTTTTATAAACCGCAGGCGTAACGTCTTCAACTATTCTTAAAGCCTCTTCTCCGGCCATAACCATAGACTTCACAAAAGTTCTGGCGCTCTGAACAGCGTGAACACTACTTTTAGTAGCATAACTGCGGCGCATGTGAGGTTTCGGGGGAACGCTGCCTATGATACAGCTGTATTGGCTAACGTCCTTATCCTCATTCCCAAACATACCGCTGCTTCTTTTCATTTCTGACTTAGGAACCCTATCTGAGTTCAACTCAAAATTAGAAATGTTCACCAATTTCTCTAATTTATCTGGCAATTTTGCTAGATAAAAACCTATTGGCTCACCATCAACTAAAAACAAACTGTCTTGAAACAGTGTTGGCTCCAACTCTTTAGAATTGTCGCCAATTTTTACGTTATGTTCTATTTTCTTTAAATCAATTGTTTTCATCAGAATTTTTTCTGTAGCAAAAAACATTTGTGCAAGCCGGAAACCATTCTGGCTGCCACCTCTCGAAAGATTTATCGTGATAATGAATGGAGTTCCAAGCGGCCTCAATTCGGTAATCGTTTTTCTGCTTGTCAAGAACATTCCAAAGCCTTGTCAGGCTAGGGTCTATGTCAAAACTCCACTCGTAAACAAATTTTTCAAACAAAGATTTAGTTTCTTCAAGGATAGGCATTTCTGCACCTTCAATGTCCATTTTACAGCCTTGAAAATCTTTTGCTTCGTGGTCAAAATTTGCACATTGAACTTCGATGCCCATGCTGTTCCATTTTTTAACAATGCTGTTTCGCCAAACATTGTTATTGTTCCCAATAAACAATGTTGCCTTTTCTCTGTCATTAGAAACTAGAGCTAACTGTTTTATAGTTGCGTTGAAATTATTGAGTTGAAGATTTTTCTCAATCATCTCACAATTGTATGGGTCTGGCTCATACACAACCACTTCCGCGCCAAGGCTACATGCCAACAAAGCAAAAGCGCCGACATTTCCGCCGCAGTCCATCCAGCGCTCACCCGGCAATATCCGCATTCCGCGTTTTAAATAAGTGCCGCGCCCTATCACTTCTTCAAAAGTTTTGAAGTCGCTAAATCCTGTTCTGTGCCAAAATTTTATGCCTTTTATTTCGTCTTGTTCTAATTTCATATTTTTTCTTTCTCTGAACGCAATTTTTCAACCAGCATCATGCCGATATATGCACCTTGAGACCTCCAAAATTTTACAAGCTCTTGAGCATCTTCGTAATGCTCTGATTCAAACTCAATCTGAATTGCCTTTTTTACGCCGGATGCCATTTCATCTAACTGATCGCTCATCTCTTCATCTTCAAGAACTGAGTAATCTGGCATTTCTGCAAATTCTGGTAAATTTTCACCCCAGCCCAATAATGAAAGGTCAAAATTCATCTCTTCCAGATCATTTAATTCTAACGCTAACATATTGTCGTCCCATTTAGCGTTCAACGGTATCTGGTTATCCGCCAGCACATAGGCTTGCTTCTGCGCCTTCGTCCAGCCGGTCGCCGTCATGGTCGGGACTTCCTCAATACCCAGCTTCCGCGCCGCCATGACGCGGCCATGCCCTGCTATAATTTCACCGTCTTCGTCAATCAGCACCGGGGTCGTCCATCCCCATTCTTTGATAGACGCTGCAAGCTGCGCCACCTGCTCGTCGGAATGCGTCCGTGCGTTTCGCGCATACGGGATCAGATCATCCACTTTGCGCCGTTCGATTTTATCTGCGGGCCAATCCATCGTTTTCATCCTTTCAAAATGGTATGTCACTGTCCAGCGATTGCCGTGACAGTCGGGGCCGGATGTCTTCAACGACAGCATCCGGGAAATTATTTTTCACCACGTTCAGCAGGGTATTGGCTTCAAGAATGCGCCCCACTTCTTCCAGCGAGTAAACCGCGACACCTTCAAACTCTGGCATTGTTTTGATTGCTTTGAAAGCGTCAGCGTTAGATCGCGCAATAGCGCACTTAAAACCGTCGTCGGTCGTGTAGCTCCAAACGTCAGGCACCAGCGCCTTGTTGCCACGTTGCGTGGCCTCAGTGTCCATTGCCGCCCAGCCGCGCGCCAAAACATCGGCTCGTTTAATTACCTCCTGCGGATCGTTCAAAACAATGGCCGCGTCCAGTTTTGCCTTTGCCGATCCAAACCGTGAGGCCATTTCCGGGCTGACCAACTCAGGCAGTCGGTCGCATCCCCATTTGGTTTCCGCATCGCTTGCGATTTTGTCGAGTGGCTTGATGGCGTGATGGATAGCCTCGGCAACACTGTCGCCCACACCTCCCCGATCTAGTATGTGATCGGGCCGCCGCCGTTTTGTTTTCGTTGCCATTTTTATGTCCCTTTTGTTTGCCGTGTTTTGCCCAAGACACCTATGGGGCGCACATCTTTGCGCCCCTTATAGGGGTGAAGATCGGGGTATTGATTAAGTCATTGATTCCATTGCGTTATTAGGAAAGCGTGTAATTACATACCGCAATGTTGAGAACGCACGCAATTTCAATGAGTTATGCTCTAAATGTACCATTATACGCTCTTTTCCGTTTTGAACCCGTAGCGGTCAACATGGACGATATTTCCGTCCGCTATGAGGGCATTTGCGGCCTTGATTACAGCCGCAGGTTTGTGTGTTGGTAGCTGTCTGGGCAGGGCTGATTTGTAGCCGCGCGGTCCTTGTTTGCGGAACGCATTCTTCTCGCCCCACGCGATATCAACCTCGGCCATGATGGCATGTTTAAGGGCTGTAGCGTTGATCCTGTCGAGTGCGTCGTCGGATGCCGGGATCGCCAGCACGCCATTTTCCCATATCAGTTGGATGTCGTTATTGCCGCTGATATCTGAGTAATTTGATTTCTTGCGGGACAGTATGCGGATGTCGTCGCTGTCCTCCTGTCTGGCGAGGTATGCGCGCGCCCTGACGCTGTTCTCCCACGCTGTTGACCCTGACATGCCCGAACCACTAGCAAGCCCTGACAAACTCGGGTGGGCCAGCAGGATGACGGTTGCGTTGTGATTTACCACGATGCTGCCCAGATAGGTCTTGATGAACGTGTTGACGGTTCGCCGCTCGTTCTCATTGCCGCCGAACATATCTGCCGCTGTGTCGAGTATTATTAGGATTTCTCCCGCATCGCCCTTAACTTCGCGCACCTTGTCGCAGAGGTTTAAGTAGAATTCTCCGGGTTCGTCCTTCCCGGCGTTAGGCCACGTTACCAGCACGTTATCAGCGCCGACGCGAGGCCACAGCACCAGATTGTCGGGGCCGTTGCCAAACTCGTCTATGCCTCGTGATTCGTTGATCCGCAGCTGGCGGCGCTTCACCTCGTCGGCGTCGTCTTCGCACATAACGCTAAGAACCGGCATCTTCATGGTATCTATACCTAGAAACCGCTCACCCTCGGCCACTGCGTTAGCAAACTGCTGCATCAGGAGGGTCTTACCGACCCCACCAGCGCCGAAGAGCATCCCGACAGTGCGTGAGGGCCACCAGCCATCCAACACCCACTCACGGGGCGGTATGGGGCCGACAACGCTGGCTGCGGTAAAGCTGCCGTCCGTTGCGTCCGTCGCTGGTGCGGCTTGAATTTCTTCTTCTGCTAGATCAGCCGGGCCGTATTTTCGGTCCCAGTTCGCAATGTCAAACCCCGCCTCCGCCGCAAGGTGAAACAAGGACCCCGCGCCGATTTTGCTGACGCTCCCGATTGACGCCCAGAGGCGCTCGGTTTCGTCGTATTCGTATTTGTCGGATTTCTGGCTAAACTCGTGAAACAGGGCGAGGCCGTCATCTCCAACCGCCGCCTTGAAAGCGTGGCCCAAGCGCACCCAATCGTCGTAATGAAGGCTAGGGTTTTCGAGATACGGCACCGCAGCGGCCAGCTTCGCCATGCTGGTGGCAGTGTCGCTCTCCTGAAAGTCAAAGTTGGAGCCGTTATCAAACGGCAAAACGTTCGTGTGAGAACGCGCCTTTATTTCACCAAAATCCGCCAGCGCCGCGTTGCATGTCGCAATGAAACTCGTGATGTCGCCGGGGGTCAGGGCGGTGAGTTCCTCTGGCCGGTAGTCCAGCAGGGAATCATTGGGCCACGAGTAATTCTTGTGCGTGTCGGGGTGCAGCCCTGATGCGACGAACTGCTGGCCCTCTGCCAGACACTCGACGCAGGCGTCGCCGTTGATTTCGAACACAGCCGTTTTGGATTTTCGGATAGGCTCGCTGCATCTGTAGACCAGCAAGGTCTTCGGTGCGCTGCCTATTCGTTCTGGCGCGCTGCCCAGCATATCGTCAGCGAGTTTGCGAATGACCGCTGCGGCCTGTTCGTTTCGCACGTCGATGTCGATTGCGATGATGTTGTGTGCGCCGCCGAGAACGACGCCAATGTTTGCGTCGCCCCATTTTTCAAAATCCACCGCCGCGTCTGGTCGATGTTGCCAGCCGGGGAGTTGGGGAATTTTCCCTCGCAGCGGCGTGACATCGTAGCCAAGGGAAGCGAGTTCTTTACCGAATTTTTCGTATCTCATTTTCAGTACCCTAATTTGATTGGTTAAAAAGTGAAAGGCGGCAGCCGCCGCCGCCGCCTTTCTTTCATCCTCGTTGGACAGGGAGGGTACTAATCAACCCGCCCGTGAGAATCAAAACTCATCGTCAGCAGCCTCCTCTGCCGCTGCCTCCGGCTCCGCCGATGCTGTCAAGCAGTCCGGGCGGTCTGACCACTTTTTGACAGTCCACATCGGGGCCGACGTTGACCCCTTCTTGAACTTGATTTCGTCCACTTCTGACATAGCGGCAATAACTGTCTCACCGCTCCCGCCGTCTTCCTTCACTGCTCGCATCAAGTGAACAAGCCCAGCCCACGCACCAGCGCCAGCCTGAGACCATGTTGCGGCCTGATCTTTCCCCAATCCAACGCGGACGGAAAAACCTTTTTTCCAGCGTTCGCCTCCCCGGTCTTCCGGCTGGGCGGTATTGAACCGAGACGGGCTGTCGTTCCACTGCCACTCTGGAGCCACACCCGGCGACCCATCTGAGAAGCACCAGCCTGTCCGCAGCGTGTCGAGATCAAACGCCACGCCCTTTTTCATCTTGGCCGTGACATCAACCCGCTCGCCTTCCTCGTCCCGAATGGAGAAAGTGCGAGAACCCAGCGCGCCGTCGAGAGTCTCTCTGGCATGCCAATTTAGGAACGGCCCGATTGCGGAGTCTGAGGAGGAGTTGGAACCTTCGTCAAAATCATATGACATTGTGTTTTCCTTGTTTTCATGTTGTGCCCTTTACGCAGGCAATCGAACTTGTAACGGATTGTGATGCGATCCGCAACTCAAATCCCGTACAAACTTTTCCTAACCGCTTCATCGCCCCGCCAATAGAAGGTGTCCGGGTTGACCGGCACGATGTCGCGCAACAGTTCCTTGTTGCCCAGCCGCAGGAACGCTTCCTGCCGGGTGAGGTGCAATTTGATTTCTGCCATTAGCTCGTCTGGGTCGCCGTCCTCCAGCATCTCCGCTTTTTTTGACGTGACGTAGAGAAACTTAACGGCAGCGTTGCCGCTTGATTTTGAGTAGAAGGCGCGCTGCCGCTGGTGACCCTTGCTCATGACGCTGGGCATCCGGCCCGTCGTTTTCAGGTCAACGATCAATCCGTGGTCCGGGAAGTTGAAATCGGTGTAGCCGATAAAATCTAACTCCCAGCCGTCGCCTCTCGCGGTCATGCTGACCTTGTGCTGTTCGCCGTCCTCTGGAAAGTCCGGTTTGCCGTATGGCTCCAGAGCCTCGACGGCCAAGCGCGTCATAGGGTCGATGTTTTTGCGCTCGCGATCTGCGCTGCCGTCGTCGAAGTCGTGCTTGGTGTCAAACGCCCGACACGCCTTTTCGATGGCGTCGTCGATTTTTAATGCCCCGGTGATTGTCCAACGGACAGCCTCCTCGGTGAAGATGCCGCGCCACATGGCGGGGGAGCCGCTGCCCCGGTTGCCGAACAGGTAGTGGCTGACCCATGCGTCAGGTGCCTCGATCCACTTGTTTAGGTTTGAAATGCTGCCGTGCTGTATGCCGTGGTCTGCAAATCCGCTCACGCTATCTCCCCCAACAGCGCCGCATAGCCAGCCAGATCAACCGCGCTGTCGGTATGGTCCGGCGTGGCCCTGAGCCGGGCGAGCTTCACGCAGCACATCATCATGGCGACATCAGCCGCCGAGATTTCCTCGGCCAACTTGTCGCCCAACACGGCACTCCAAAGCGCAGCGGTGGTGGCAAAGTTGCTTTCGGGCGATCCGTAGTCGGACTCCCTCTCTGCAACGGCATTGCTGGCGCTTGTCAGTATTTGGTGTCGGTTCATTTCGTGGCTCCCCACTGTGCTATTAGAATTGCCTCTGCCCGCCCGTCGTCCTTCTTCCTGACAAACTGCGATGCGAGAGACGGGAACAACCGCGTGGCCGCAGCCCGGCTGTCGTTCTTATCTTTGCTAAGATTAAATGTGGTTTTCCATTTCGACGGAGAAACCAGCGAGTAGGGAATCCCCAGCGTTGCCAGCACGGCCTTGATAACGCCGACGCCCTGCCCGAAATTGAACGCCGACTGGCGGCCCATTCCGAACGAGTTGACCGCCTCAATATAAACGTGATCCGGGGTGAACTCTCGGAACAGGTCGGCCAGCGCCGCTGCGTTGACCTCTTTGGCAAACACCGGCATGTCATAGACGTATGCGGTGCCGTCATCATACAGCAACCCAATCGCCCCTTTCATTCCGGGGTCGATCCCGGCAATCAATTGATCAGGTCGGAATAGCTGATTTTGATTCCCCTCTCTTCGCCAGCTTGAATGATTTCCTTGGCATGGGAATAGGGAATCGCCCCACGCCGCAGCCAGTTGCTGATGGCCTGTGGCGATACGCCAAGCGCGCTCGCCGCCGCCTTGTTGCCGCCCAGCAGGACAACGATTTCTTGTGGAGTTTTCATGCGTCACCTTTCGTGTTGGGCGGTAACAATATGTGATCTTTTTATAAATAGCAATGCGATTAGGGTTGCGTCGTGTAACAATTTGTTTATAATGGGGGCACAACAAGAGACCAACACACCAACAAGGAGAACCAGATCATGAGCCTCGAAAACATCGCAAACGCCCACCAGAACGACGGCAGCATCGACGCATGGGGCGACTTCGTTCTCGAACTCGACGCTATCGAGGGCGGCCCCGCTTTTGTGGACTTTGTCGAAGACAAGGTCGCGGCCCGCAACTTCGCTCACGCAGTCTTGGTCGATCTGGACAGCGATGAAGCCTTCGCGAACGCTTTTTTCATGGTCGCCGTGAACGCGCTGCGCTCGGGCGAGTTCCGCAAAATCGCTTCGGCCCTCCCCAATAACTTTTGGGCCTAGCAATCAACCCGCCGGGGCTTCGGCCCCGGCACCAACCGAGGAGAGAGAGACATGACCCAGACAGAAGTCCCGGCAGGCGCAGTCGCCACCACCCCCAACTGCGGGGTCGTCGCCCTCGCCGCTACGACGGGCCACACCATCAGCGACATCACCCGGTGGTATCGTCGCAGCGCAGGCAAGTCAGCCCGGTGGCAGGGAGGCCTCCGCTTCGTCGAGCTGCGCCAGTTCATCCTGAAGCACCGCATGGGGTGGCGGGCCATCCCCGGCGCATGCGGCACCCTCAAGACCTTCGTCGATCAGCACACGGCGACCAGCACGGGTCGTGGGTATATCGTCAGGGTCGGCGGTCACTTCGTAGCCGTCACGCGAGGTCAGGTCATCGACCAGATGCAGTCAGCCCCGGCGTCGGAACACTGGGCATCGAACAAACGGGTCAGCCACGCAGCTGAAATCGTCCTCTAAAATAAGTCAACCCGCCGGGGCTTCGGCCCCGGCATTAAATTAGGTCAAAATAAGATTTGCCTTGTGTAACAATTTGTTTATAATAGGGGCAAGAAACACATCAACACACTAACACACGGAGACATAGACATGAACA